CAAGGCGAAGGCTTTTCGCCTGGTGAAGATGGCTACCCGTCAAATGGTCGCGTGGCCTGGGCTGCATGGGGTGGAGATGCTGGTCAAGTGTGGTCAACGGGGAAGGCGGATAGAATCAAAGATATTCGCGAGTTATCAATGTCTGAAGATCTTGCAAACAGGGCAGAACCTGATGAGTTAAGCGTTGGTGATTTTGTTCAATGGGACAGTTCAGGCGGCACCGCTAAGGGCAAGATCGACAGCATTGAACGAGACGGAACAATCAACGTTCCCGGATCTGAGTTCACTATTAATGGTGATGAAGATGATCCGGCTGCATTAATCACTGTTTATCGCGAAACAGACGAAGGCTTTGAGGCAACTGACGTTAAGTCTGGACATCGCTTTTCAACGCTTACCAAAATCAATGCTTTGCGGTCTGCAACTGCATTGCTGAAGCGAGCTGGTGAGACTCAGTTTGAAGAGCAGGAAGACCGGGTTATGGAGTTCAGTTTTAGTTCTGAATATCCGGTTGAGCGTTCGTTTGGTTCAGAAGTGTTGAGTCATGACGAAGGCGCTGCAGATTTGAGCAGATTGAACGACGGCGCACCGCTTTTGTTCAATCACGACATGGACCGGCCGATTGGAGTTGTCGAACGTGCTTACCTTGACAACGACAAAAAGAAAGGTGTGAGCCGTGTTCGCTTTAGCCGCAACTCTTTTGCACAAGAGGTTTTAGCAGACGTCAAAGACGGAATAATGCGAAATATCTCTTTTGGTTATCGAATTAAAGACATGGAAGAGCGCAACAATGAATTTGTGGCGACTTCATGGGAGCCCTATGAAATCAGCGTTGTGAGTGTCCCCGCTGACCCAAACATTGGCGTGGGAAGATCTTTGCTTTCAGACACTACAATGGACAAAGAAACAGCCACTGAGGTTGATTCTGCGGCTCGTGTCGCACCACTTACACAACCCGATTCTGAGAATCAAATGTCGACTGCACCTGATCTAAACGTGGTGCGCGATGAGGCTTCCAAAAAGGCTGCCTCTTCTGAGCGTACCCGCATCAAAAACATTCAAGAGCTTTGCGGCAAGCACGAAATGCGTGGTCTTGCTGAGCAGCTAATTGACAACGGCAGCAGCATTGATGTTGCACGCGCTGCAGTCTTGGAAAAGATTGGCGCCAAGCCTGTTGAAGCTGTTGCCCCTGTTGACCTTGGTCAACAGACCCAAGAGCGTTATCAGTTGATGGATGGCGTTCGCGCCTTGATCACTGGTGATTGGTCATCGCATGGCGCGGGCCTCTGCCGTGAGCTGAGCCAGGAAGTTATCCGCTCCTCTGGTCTTAGTGCCACAGGTGAGCGCAGCTTCTTTGTTCCTTTCTCTGCGCTGTCACAACGCGCGACATACGTCGTTTCTGGCGCAACAACCGGCGGCAACCTTGTTGCAACCGATCTGCTGGCTGATGACTTCATTGAAGCCCTGCGGAATGCTTCACCTGTAGTTGGCCTGGGCGTTCGCACCCTGACCGGCTTGGTTGGTGATGTTGCAATCCCTCGCCGCTCTGGTGTTTCCAGCACTTACTACTTGTCTTCTGAGACAACCGCCATCACGCAGTCTGAATCGACTTTCGATCAGATCACGATGAGCCCCAAGAATCTGGCCGCCCTGTCTAAGTACAGCCGTCAGACATTGCTTCAAGCCACTCCCGGTATTGAAGAGCTTGTTCGCCGTGATCTGACTGACGGAATCAACACTGCTGTTGATGCTGCAATCCTGAATGGTTCCGGTTCTTCCGGTCAGCCAACAGGCATTCGCAACACTTCCGGGATTGGTTCCGTTGCGATGGGCACCAACGGTGGTGCATTGACCCTTGAGAAAGTGGTTGATTTAGAAACTGCCATCACTGAGGACAACGCCTTTGGCCCCAACATGGGATATATTACAAATGGTAAAGTAATCGGCGGGCTCAAAAAATTAAGGGCTGGCGGTTCAGCTGCTGGCGACGGTGCCTTCCTCTACAACTCGGATCTTTCCGCTATCGGTCGTGGCCCAACGCCTTTGACCCTTAACGGTTATCCCTTGGCAATGACAAACGCTATTCCTTCTAATTTGACGAAGGGTTCTGCTTCCAGCGTTTGTTCTGCCATGGTTGCTGGCGACTTTAGCCAAGCCATGATTGGTTTCTACGGCAACGGCCTAGAAATCACCGTTGGCACTGACTCTGATGACTTTGCTAAGGCTTTGACATCAGTTCGCGGCATCCTCACCTTTGATGTTGCCGTGAGACAGGCCAGCGCATTTGCTGCAATTTCTGACATCACCACCGCTTGATAATCACCGGGGCCGGAAACGGCCCCCCTTTTTTTATGAAAGTCACTTGTACTAACGCAGTTATGGCTAGCGGCCAAGCCCTTGAGGCTGGTCAAAGCTATGAACTAAGCGACGCCGATGGTGATCTTTTGATCCGCATGGGTAAGGCCGTAAAGGCTTCTGACGAGGCACCAAAGCCAAAAGCAAAACGCAAACCAAAAGCTGATGCCGCTAGCTGATTTTCTTACAACTGATCTCGGCGTGTTCCTTGATGATCCTTTTGCTGTTGCTGCAACTGCAGGATCTACAACAGCAAATGTGATCCTTGACCAACCGGGCGAAGTGTTGGCAAATGGCATGGTCTTAAGCACTGATTACACAGCGACGGCAAAGGCTTCCGATTTTGGGTCTCTTTTAAGAGGCGATGCCATCACCGTTGATTCTGTCGGTTACACGGTTCGTGAAGTGCGGCCAATTGATGATGGTTTGCTTGTAGAAATCTCACTACAGAAAACATGACCACCAAGCGCGAATCAATTCTTGCGGACATTGCCACAAGCCTTGCCGGGACTGTGCAGGTTGGCTCGCGCATTTACAGAAGCCGTGTTGAGGCAATTGCTAGGGCTGAAAGCCCTGCCATTGTCATTGAACCAATCAGTGACGATCCTGAATACAGCCTGAGGCTTGATCGTCTTGATTGGCGTTTGTCAGTAAGGATTTCTGTCATTGTTAGGTCTTCTCTCCCTGACCAGGCAGCGGATCCAATTGTTGATGACATACACAGCAAAATCACAGCGGACAACACCTTGGGTGGCTACGCATTGGACATTGAACCAAGAACGGTTGGATTTGAAATTATTGAAGCCGATCAGCCCGCTGGCGTGATCTCAATGAATTATCTGATTAAATATCGAACAACTGTTACAGACTTGTCGGCTGGGTAGAGAGGCTAAAATAAAAGCAAGTGCTTTTTCTTGACTTCTAATGGCAAAGCTCACCCGGAGGCAGCTCATTGTGGTGGCTGCCGAATCTACTTACAACTCTGACGCGACACCTGCCGGAACTGATGCGGTCTTGGTTCGCAACATTGATTTTACGCCAATTCAGGCCGACACCGTTAGCCGCGATTTGATCCGTGATTATCTAGGCAACAGTGATCAACTGCTAGGCAACAGTCGGGTTGAACTTTCGTTTGAGGTTGAGTTTGCTGGCTCTGGAACGGCTGGCACAGCTCCAAAATATGACGCTCTTTTGAAGTCTTGCGGGCTTGCTTCCACCGTTGCGGCAAACACTAGCGTCACTTACGCACCTGTCTCAACAGGGTTTGGCAGCAGCACGATTTATGTTTTCGCTGATGGCATCCGCCATAAAATGACCGGCTGCCGTGGGACGTTCAGCATCAACGCCAGTGTTGGCGAGATTCCAGTTGTTAATTTCACAATGACTGGTAACTATGTAGCCCCCACCGACACGGCATCGCCTAGCACCACGTACAGCAATCAAGACACCCCTAAAATCTTCAAAGCTGGCAACACAACTAGCCTTTCTGTTCTGAGTTATGCGGCATCGCTGGAATCATTCAGTTTTGACATTGCCAATGAGGTTGTGTTCCGTGAGTTGGTGGGCAGTACCAAGTCCGTCAATATCACAAACCGTGCCCCGGCTGGGGAGTGTGTGATTGAACTTCCAACGCTTGCGCAAAAGGATTATTTCACTGCCGCCACCAGTAACACGACCGGTTCGATCTCATTCCAGCATGGTCAAGATGCTGGCAACATCATCACATTTACTGCATCCACTTGCGACATTGGGAACCCTTCTTACAGCGATTCTGATGGCATAATGATGCTTAACCTCCCCTATGTTGCAGTTCCAAGCAGCGCAGGCAACAATGAGGTTTCCCTTGCTTACACCTAATGGCCTTTGTCCTTAAAGCTTCTGATTCATATACCTGGCCTGTCGTTTTTCGGCAGCCAGGGAATGGGGGCAAAAGGGTAAGGTCTGATTTTGTTGCTGAGTTTGCGCGTTTATCTCAAACGAGAATCGCTGAAATTCAAGAGCAAGCTCAAAAACGGTCTGATGGTGATGAAAGCCAATCGATCAGCGACATTTCAGTGGCTGATGAAGTGTTGGTTGGATGGGAAGGTATCCAAGATGGCGATGGCGAAGAGGTGCCCTATAGCTCTGCTGTAAAGGCCAAGTTGCTCGATGTGCCAATGCTGGCTTCAACAATTATTGAAGCCTATTTTCTTTCCTTGGTTGAGGAGAAAAGAAAAAACTAATTGGCGCCGCTGACTATTGGGCCGGTGGCGCAGTTGTTGATGAGACGGCAGAGCACGCCAAAGCTTTGGGGATTGAGATTTTGGATGATGCTGAACCGATCGAACACTTTGAAGTGATTCCATCGGCATGGCCTGCCGTTTCGTTGTTCCTTAAAGTCCAGACCCAATGGCGCACAGCAATGGGCGCATTGATTGGTTTTGATTATTCGGCAGTGCGTTGGTGCGTTGAACTGATG